GGACATCCCCAGTATAGCCAGATGCCTCTGTATTTACCAAACCACCAATATCACTAAAATCAAAGAAATTGTCATACGCCAATGTTAAAAAAGTAACGTCTGTCGTTGCGTCCCAATCTAGAGAGGCCGGTGCATCAGGGGCTCCGCTTACGGTGTACCAAATTTTATTTAGTGCAACGTGCGTGCATGACTTACCGTTTGTAGTCGATTTTTCAAGTGCAGAGACATCAACTAATGTTGTGCTACTACCACTTCCATCCGAATATACAGAACAATACGTAACCAGCTTCTTATCAAAGTCGTACTGAATAGTTGGTCCTGTGACTGCATCAGCCATGTTTACCTCCTATTAACTATTAGCAAATGGTGTTACTAAAGTTCCTGAACCTAATAACTGAGCTGCAACATGGTATTTAGCGCTTGCCATAGCAGTTACAACAACAATACTGCCCACTAGCCCACCTTTAGTAGTACCATTTTGAGTAATAACATCATTAGCTGCGGCAGAAATAAAGGTCTTACCGGCTGCACTGTCATCAATACCAACATAAGCACCACCGACAAATTTATCCGTACCATCCGTTAAGATGTCCATGTCTGTAGCTGCTGTCACTACTATAAAAGTAAATTGAGCTCCTAGGTTACATAGTTGATTTGGATCTGTCTTATCTGTAGGTTCTGTAACAACAATACTGGGTAAAGTAAATTTACCATCGGCATCATTAGTTATTAGTACCCTACCGGCATGACTAGCTACAGTAATTGTAGTATCAGCGGTTAAGCTTACAACAGAGTTATATCCTGCGTTAATAAACCCAGCAAGGGATCTTACTGGACCTGAAAAAGTTGATTTAGCCATTTTATTCTCCTAACTAAAACTGTTGCATCATCTTGGAGTTTGTCTGCCGAGCCAGTTGATACAACAAATTATCTCGGTCTAAAATTGAGTATAGCAGAAAATTTTTGAAAGTGTCTAGAAATAAAGTGCCGGGTTGAGTAAGAAACCCCCGGCGGGGTTCCATAATTACATACTAGCCTTACGCTCCAGGGCTACCGAATACACAACGGGGGTCAGACCACCCGAATGAGTATCTCTCGCGAGCCTTGTACCTAACATTACCGGTATCAAAATCAGCTTCCATCGAAGTTCTGATTGGTGAACGGTCAAACATTTTGAATCCGTTCGGACAATCAGTTTTGATGAACCAAGCATCAGTATCCGTTAGATAATGATTAACTGTATAGCCTTCAGGGACCATGCCCATATTGCGTATAGCGTTAATGTCATTATCAGCGGTACTTACTCTGCCTGGTGATTCCAATATTCTATCAGACACGAATTGTAGTTCTTTAGGGATAATTAATTTAGTCCCTTGAAGAGCTACTTTTAATCCACGCTCATCAGTAAATGCTGCTATGTCAATCAATGCTTGTTCTAACGAAGTTTCGCTCAGGTCCGCAGATGTTGAAAGCTCATTACGCAAGTTAGCACCACCCACAGTTGGGTGGTCAGTTGCACAAAGTTCTTTCGTATCACCGCCTGGGTAACTTGAATTGAACGCACGATTTAACACAGAAGCACCTTTGATTTGCTTGGTATTAGCCATACTTCTTGCAAGCGCTCTTGTATATCTTGCCGATAATCTATCGTACAAGTTATCTTCGACCGCTTCTTCTGTAATACTGAATGCCAGCGCCACAGTTTCATGTGTGTAGCGTGATGTGAAAGCCTCTTGGGCTTGGTCAAACGCTACGCCTGCTCCTTCCGACTTAACCGGTGCGGTATCAAAGCCTGTAAGCATTACTTCTTCCTCAAAAGCACGATCACTTGACTCGGTTTCAAAAATTTCTTCTGATTCCCTGTCATATCTATCGTACTCAAGGCCGAATAATGCGTTCAAGCCTGGAAGTAATTCTTTGACTAATTGACCTCTGGTAATTGCCATTTATATTACTCCTTATGTACCAGCGACTCCACCACGCATGTAATGCTCATTAATTAAAACAATTAAGTTCGCATTATCTGCGGTGAGATCACCGTTTACGTCATCTTGGACCACGCCTACAATCTTAAGCTGAAGTGCTAAAGTAGTGTCAATGGTAGTAGAGTCGAGTTCGCGAGTAGCAACACCAGTTGTTGTACTACCACCTATCCCATCCGTATCAGCATTTCTGCCTATACATGTTTGGGCCGAAGCACCGTCCGCCTGAACAACAAACAATTGGTTAGGATCGTCATAGATATAAGCGTCTATGGGTCCACTTCCAAGTGCCGTTGTACTGGCTGGATAGTAATTCTTAAAGGTGGGAGTTCCGTCAGTAGCAACATAATATACATGTGATAACACACCAACAAGATTCGCAGAACTAACTGCCGCCGTGTTGATATATCCACCTGCGAATATGGTTAAGTCACCTTGATAGATGCTTGTGCCATACCCAGAAGTGCTGATATTATACTTGTTAACTATCTGAACAGAAGAACCGGCGCTAGTCCCCTTATAGGGGTTTAAGCCAAAGGCTTTGTCTACATTTGCCATTCTTTCTCTCTAATTTCCAAGAATTAAAATCAAGAACCCTTATTCAATGAAGAATTTTGGGTTCCACCAATTGTTACGCGAGATTGTCTCTCAGGTCTACTGATAGACATTGAAGGATGACTTCCATCTCTCATCATATCGTTATCGACAGCATCTATCTGATTCTGCGTCTTAGACGCAAAATGGTCAGATCTCTCCTGTACGGTTTCGATAGGAATCCTACATAGAATCAACCCACCAACTCCAATTACCCCTTCAAACTTACCTTCTTCAACTATTGGTGATTCAAAGTCCGGGTATTCATCTGCTCTCACAGGTACCCAGCCTTCTCGAAGTTTGGCCATGACGTTCTTACGATCGTCCTGTCCTCTTACTTCCATTCTCACCCATCGATGAACGTGTCCTTCGGGGGGGTTTGGTGCATCTAATGCAGATGGTGGTGCCCATGGTTTTCTCGCTTGTTTTTTCTCGCGAGTTTGGGCTTCGCGTGGTTCACGATTTTCATCGTTATTTTTATTTTTCGTTGTCATTGTTGCTCCACGTTATTCAACATATTTCGCGTACTCTTCTAAAGGCACACCCAATTTTTTTGCTATCGTAACCTGTGAAGGTGTGAGTCTCACAGTTTTGCGCCCAGACTTGGTACTGCGTTTAGCAGATGCCACCGCTTGAGCGGGACGACTCGTTGGGGCAGCTTCCTCAAACTTGTGAGGGAACTCCGTACGAATTCGTTTATTAACTTCATCATAATACTCATTGCTAGTGGCGTCAAACCCTTCGTTGAGTAAATCCTGATGAATTACAAAAGAAGTCATGGTCATTGCCCGGTCATTTCCGAACCAAGGATTCTCTCCTGCCCAATCTTGGGCTTTAGGATCCGGGTCCGGATATGCTGGTTGGGGCTGTGGCACAGTTTCTTGTGTAAATTGTTGTGGTGCCGTTACCTGTCCTTGTCGGACACTGCGCTCTTGATTCAGGGCCTGCACGCGTTGGGCTTCCACTGCAAGAGCAGCTATTTTTTGTTGTGCGTTTACTTGTGCTTCGGTATCCGCTTCTTCGTTAGCTTTCTTTAATATATTCTTTGCTGCTTCGGTTTCGGCTGTAATTCTATTGGCTTCGGAAATAATATAATTGCCATCTAAGTTCTTCTTTGCTTCTTGTAATTGTTGATTCTCGGTATGTACGTTCTTGGCATATTCAGTCGCTGCTTTTTCTCTCCGTTCAGATTCTCTAAGTCTACCGGTTAATTTATCAATACGTTTTTTTACACTCTTACTATACTCTTCGTGTTCGTCAGTTTCGGCAACTACTTCTTCTTTCTTTTTCTCTATTTCTACTTCTGGTAGGGCTTCCGCGCCTCCTTCACCCCCTAATATGGGTTTGTCAGGCTGCTGTGGTTCTATCGGAAGTTCAGGGCTTTCGTCAATATCAACATCCACTTCAGGGCCGGTATCATCTATAGGTACGGGTTCTTCAGCTGCGTTGAGATTTAGTTTATGCTTTGGCATGGTTCTTCTCCATGATTAAAATTGATGCAGAATTGCTTCTGGGTCAGGTACTGTAGCAATGATTTCATCATCGTTCAGTAACTTTATTTCTCCACCTTCAATGTGTATTCTAGACCCTGCGTATCTTCCAATCAATACCCAGTCTCCAGGTTTACACCACGGTCCGGCAGAAAATCTTTTTCCTTCGTAAGCTTGTGGGCCTACTTTGAGTACATAACCAAGGATACTTCCGATTTGTTGCCGCTCCACCGTTTCATTGGTGAGCAGTATGCCTGCGTCGGTTTGTCCTTGGCCCATGTACGGTAAAATCATAATGCGCCAGCCTGTTGGTTCCGGTAATTGGTCCAACAGCTTCGAGTCCAATTTGTCGGGATTTAAGGTACCGGCATCACCTTTTTTCTTACCTCCCTCGTAAACTTTTTTCAAAGCGGTTTTTTCTTCCTCCGCTTTTTTCCATTCCTTTTCCATGGCTAGGGTAGTGGGATTAGGCATCATCTATCTCCTGGTTTTTTAATAGGGTCCTTATTTCTTCGCGCACATAATTCAAGGCTTCAATGTGACCACCCAAATTGCGATAGTGTTCCCAATCTTTGACCTCGCCATTGGTCATCATCTCTTGGATTTGCTGCTCTTTTTTATCGATGGCGCGCGTTACAGCTGTCGCGAATTGTATTATATCTATGTTGTCCCCGGTGCTTTATATGAATAAGTGTCAGGAACCGGTATGGTTGTAATGCCCCCCATGTCGGGAACACCGGCCTCACCGTACGGGCTCGACGCATATTGACCACTCTCATAGGGATTATAGCCTATGGAGGGTCCGGTTAATGTATATTGTCCGGTCATGGCTGCTGCTTGGTTGATGGCCTGTTGTCGAGCTGCATCCTGTGCATTTTGATCGGTAGTAAAGCTGTCCAGCCAGTTGTTAATAAGTGTTTGAATATCGGGCGTAGGATCGACTCCTCCGCCGGTAATTCCTGGATCGACTCCTCCGTCGGTAGTTCCTCCGGTAATTCCTGGATCGACTCCTCCGTCGGTAGTTCCTCCGGTAATTCCTGGATCGACTCCTCCGTCGGTAGTTCCGGTTCCTGTTCCGGTTCCTGTTCCTGTTCCTGTTCCTGTTCCTGCATCAACTCCTCCGGTAATACCCGCTCCTGTTCCTGTTCCTACTCCTATTCCTGCACCAACTCCTCCGGTAATACCGGCTTCTGATATAGGAATAAATCCTTCTGGGGGGATGTCTCCACTATTGGTGCTGAGATATGTTTCTCCTGTTGCGGGATTAAAATATACTGTTGTACCCGCTCCTTCGCCAATTCCTGCTCCTGTTCCTGTTCCTGCATCGACTCCTCCGGTAGTACCCTCTCCTGCTGCTATTGCTGCGAGAGCAGCATCGATTGTTTCCTGTGTAGGCTCTGGAAGAGAAAAAGGATAAGAAAAAGGAGCACTGGATGTTCCTAAAAAAGCACCACTATTTAATGAAGATAGGGCTGCTTGCACGTCGGCTTCCGTAGAAGTTCCCGTAGGGGCTGCTCCCGTAGACGTTACGGCAGGACCGGCATACGCTCCTTGTGATGTAGCATAGTCGTCAAGTCCCCAAGGATAATTAGCACTACTGTATGTCCCTCCTCCTTGTGCTGAAATATCCGTTAGATATTTATTATAGGCATCTAACGTAACTCCTAAAGCATCTGCATTAACTTGATTTGGGTCATTATCATCTCTGCGTATATTATTAGCTGCTGCATAAGCAAGGAGGTTTGCTTTATAGTCAGCTTGGGATGCGGGACTAGCATAGGCTCCTTGTGTTGAAGTTGGCCCCGTTGGCCCCGTTGGCCCCGTTGGCCCCGTTGGCTGAGTTGACTGAGTTAGCTGAGGAGGTAAATAAGGCGGTGGGGGTTCTCCGTATCTATTTAAAGGAACCCCAATACTTTCATCTCGGCGATCGGCCATGGATTGCCTAAAATCCCTTTCCGGTCCACGGCGCCTGCCCAGGGATTCGTCCAGTCTGTCTTTATAAGTCTGGTGTTTAATAGGCCTGAAATATTCCATTAGTCTTTACTCCCAGATTTCCTTTCCTGTTTAATACGTTGTCTTTCCACGTTTGCCCTCAATGCCGCAATATCTTCCTGCGATTTTATTCTTTCCTCTTCGGACTGATCCTTTTGTCTAAGCTTGGCTTTGTCCAGTTTAATTTTCTTCTCAACAATATCTTCCTGCGATTTTATCTTTTCCTCTTCGGACAAATTCTTTTGTATAAGCTTGGCTTTGTCCAGTTTAATTTTCTTCTCAGCAATTATTTTATCATCTTCATTTTCTTTTGCACGTATAGTGAGTTCTTGTTGCTTCAATGCGACCACGCCATCGTCCGGCGGTGACATCACATTTTCAAGTCTCGGCATGATTTGTTCCGTGAGTTGCAGCTCTATTTTGGCCTTCAACGCTTCCTTTTCCGGATTCGGTGGCGGCGGTTGTGCCATGCCCCCTTGTTGCATCTGCTGGGGAGGAGGAGGTACTTGTTGTTCCGGCATTTGTTGATCCGCCAGGTTTTGTGCCTCCAGCGAAATGTGCTGGAAAATATGCGATACCAGCATTGGCATCGCCGCCGGATTGGCCATGGCAATACCCGTTTCTAAAAAGGATAAATGCACCTCAATGTGTACCATGTGTAACTGCTCCGGAAAAGCGATCAGAGGTGCACCCATCAAGGCCGCGCCATCCTCTTGGGCGGGGTCCACCGGAACGGGGGGTGGTGGATCGGGAACAAATAAGGCGTCGATGTTTTCAGAACCAAGGGCCTGATACATTCTGCGATAGGATTCTTTAATGTTGTGTATTTCCGGATTGCTTTGTACCAATTGCAATTCCTGTTGTGCTAATGTAATGCGTTGGCTCATGGAAAAGAAGTTCGGATCACTGACGGGAATGACGTCCACGCGATCGTCGAAGTCCGATTGCTTAATGGCTTGGTCGCCGCCGACCACTTGATAGGGGTATTGAGGAGGAAGGAATTCAGAGAATAGCCTAGCCAATATTTTAAATTCTGTTTTCTGTGCGTAGTGCAATCTCTTGTGTACGGCCGACATGACCCTGGTCCCTTGTTCCAGTAACGCCATGGTAGTGCCCACCGGCAATTCTTGATTGCCTTCGCCTATTTGTAAATTCGTAATGGAAGCAAATCTTTGTCCGGCTTCCACGCAAAAACCGAGTAGGGCCATCAGTGTTTGTGACGGCTCCTTGTAAGGCAACGGCACCAGGGAATCCCTGAGTGCTCCGCCCGGTGCGTCCACGTCCCGGAACTCACCCGGCTCCAACGGCGTTTCGTCGTCCCGGATCCTGAGTCCCCTGGCCTTGAACCCAGCGGGGAGGTTTGCTAGGGTGCCGGCATCGATGAGTTGTCGCAGAGCGCCGGTTGCCGTTCGTGACAGACCGCCGATCATGTGAATGAGCCCAAAGCCGTAAAAACCAAGACCAGGGAGAAACTTGTAATGCACGAAATATTGTATTTTTCTTTTGAGTGGATCGTCCGGTCGATAGTTCCTGCGGATGGACAATACCTGTCCGGAGGTACGATCGACAGTAATAATGAAGGGCAGGTGAAAACCGTCCGGATCTTCAAATCCCGGTACATCGGTAGAGACATGAAATTCCAGTAATTCATAAAGCATTTCATTGGCCCCAGGACGAATGCCTTCGAGTTCATCTTCCTTTTCCTTGGGGTCATTAGCAATATTGGTTTCCGAAGGCTGTAGCGGGATGTCCCGATAGAAGCCCGCGAGTTGTTGTGTGCGGACTTCGTTATACGTCATCTTGACAATGTGAGTCACGCGTTCACAGGTGGCCAAATCGCTGGCGGTATAGGGGACCACCAAATCTTCCACCGGGACAAACGTACTGACGGCGCGTTGTTTACTCGCGTCGTAATAAACTTTCTTGAATGCGGTACCCGCCAACGGCAAATAGAACAGTAATTGGTCCATTTCCGGGGTGTATTCTTCCATTACAGTAGTTATCTGATAATTCATAAATTCCTGCACCCTTCTCGCCTGATCCTCCGTTTCCGGGGTTTCGTTCCCCATAACACGGGTTTTGACCGGTCCTTTGGGGGGTAATAGCTCTTTAAAAGCCTGTGCCTGGAACTGCGTTACGGACTCCGCTAATAACGGGTGAGTTACACCAGAAGCGCCGGGGAAGGGTCGGTCCCTTTCCTCGTATTTAAAGCCCAACAGTTCCAGACCTTTAACGTAAGCTTCCTCCCATTCGGAACGACTAGCGCGATCTTCTTCAAACTCGCCGATTAAATCATTGGCTATTCTGCCCAGGTCCGTGTCGTCCAGATGTTCTGCCAGATTGGCGTCAAACGGGACTTCGCCCATGGGATCTTCGTCCGGAAAATAATTGATTTCAGCACCGCCGGCATCGGACAGCTCCACGGCAATATCGTTCATTCCGTCCGGGGCCAAAGGCTCCTCTATTTCAACTTCCGTGCCGTCCTCGACCTCCAGATCAATGAGATCGGAAAGCCTCTCGATATTAGTGGGTACTTTGTTCTCGGCCATTATTGTCTCGGTATAGGAGAAATTATGTCCATTAATCCCTCAGCCACTTTTGGTCCCCATAGATTTGATTTAGTCTGTGTCACTTCCTCCATTTCTTGAATAGCCTCATCTTGTCCAGGCATTCCTGCATAAGCGATTCCTACCGCTCCTCCAAGACCTGCTTTCTTTAGTGTCTCTGAATACGCTTTTGATATAAATACTTTCATGTAGGCATATATATATCCTGCCTTATCTTCTTCATTTAAAACACTGATTTCACCTTGTTTAATTAAATCATCCACATATGCTTGGGCCTTTAGCAGAGATTCTTTCCTAGTGCGATTTTCCCACGCTTTAGACATGCTATATCGAGGCGGACCATCTGGATCGAAAAAAGGAGGGGGCTCCTTTTTTATTCCTAATTCCTGTATTCGTTTATCAGCTAGAATATCTTTATCTATTCTAGCTAAGTCACCCTTTTTTAATTTTAAAAGGCTTAAAAGTCCTGTCCACATGTGGGGACCTCCTAGTAAACGCCCGTGAACTTGGTGCCTCTGAGGGCGGCTCCCCCACCACGGCTCTTGCCTTTTCCGGCACCGGGTTTAGGTCCTTTGGTCGTAGGTTGGGTTTTCTGTTTTGCGTAAGGAACAAAGCCTTGGTCCTTTATCTTTTCGCCTTTATCTGCCATTGTGTACTCCTAATAATACTCTTTTAAGCGACGCGGATAATTATCCTGCATGTCATCGTCCGATTCTAAACCAATAAATCCTCCCTGTCGATAACGCATTAATGCCTGCGTGGTGGAATCCACCAAATCGTCGTAGTCGCCGAACGGAAAAGCCGCGCATTCCTCGACCAGTTCCTCCGCCCAACGCGTTTCCGGGACGTACACCATGCCCGATTCCAACAGCGGCGCCACCGCATTCACCCTGGCAATCTTGTCGTGGCCCTTACCCGGTGAATAGTTTACCACCGGGATGCCCGCCTGGCGCAGTTCGTCCGTTAAGGGGAGTCCCGATGCCTTGGCCTCGATGATGATGGTGTCCGGGTCCCAATAAGTGTATTGTTCGTAAGCGACTTTTTTCAATTTGGGAAAATCCCAGCGACCTTTTTTAACATCTAGTAATAACAGCGCCGGTCGCCCGGAGCCCTCATCCGGATAAAATACGCACCAGGTAGTGATCGCCGAATAGTCGGAGGTTTCCTTTTTGGTGTAAGCGGTGTCGTAGGATTGAATGACGTACTGCATTTGCGGTACCTCCTCCTCGTCCCAGGTCTGCCACCATTCCCTTTTCAGTATCGCGCCTTCCTCCGAGGTCGGGTTTTGCATCCATTGCGCCTCCCATTTGCTCACCGGCAGCGACGCCTTGACCCCTTCCAATTCCGGCAGCGTCCAATACTCCGGCCACAGGGCCTTGCCACTCTCCGGAAAGACCGCCGGGAATTCCACCACTTCCCACTGATCGGCGTGGTCCTCGGCCTGTTTGTTCAAGAGCCGACCGGTCAGGTCCTTGGTCGACCAGCGCGTCATCACGATGACGATGGCGCCACCGGGTTGCAGCCTTTGGCGCGGACCCGATGAATAATAATCCCAGGCGTTGTCCAATGCGGTCGGTGACAGCGCGTCCTGCTCGGAGTGGATGTCGTCCAGTACCAATAGATCCGCCCCCCGACCCGTGACCGCACCGCCGATACCGGAATAGAACGCTTCGCCCCCGGCATTGGTTTCCCAACGACCGGCCGATTTGCTGTCCGCTTTCAGCGCCACCCCCGGGAACACTTCCTGGTATTCCGGTGAATCGATGACGTCCCTGACCTTTCTACCAAAGCGAAAAGCCAGTTCCGCGGTGTGCGTTATCTGCATGACTTTCAACTTGGGATTCCGGCCCAATATCCACGATGGGAAATACGTAGAGGCGAACTCGCTTTTGGTGTGCCTTGGCGGCATGTTGACGATCAATCTTTTCAATTCGCCCTTGGCGACGCGCTCCAGTTTCTCGGCAAAAATCTGATGGTGTCTGCCCTCGATGAAATCGGGCCAAATATGACGGACGTAGGTCAAAAAACTGCTGTTGCCTTCGCGTTGCAGCTCCTTGGCCTTTAAGGCTTCGGTGAGTTCTAATAAATC